CCTCGATGCTTGCTCCACTGAAAGCGATTCCCGAAAAGTCGAAAACAAAATCCTGGATTGGGATAGAAGCGAACATAGCTTTCACCCTTTCCGATTGACCATGTACGATTCAGTTCCATTAGACCGTCTCCCCATTGCGATACTCAAACCCAGCCGAGAAGACAACGTAATTGTAGTAAAAATCGCTGTCATCCCAGCGGTACCCTCGCCTGACGTGATACCCGTTCTTGTAGGTGACAGCCGAGTAGGGCCTGCTCTCTCCGTTCTTGTCGAAGTAATGAGCCGACTTGAAGCCTGGGTCTGGGATTGGCTTGTTCTGGTAGCCGGGAGCCTCAACCCAGTATGGCCCCTGTCCGCAATAGGCGTTCCAAGCGCGTGGAATGTAACTGAAGGGCCAGGGCCAGTCAGTATGCTTGGCGTCTTTCAAGTGGTCAGGTAAACACTCTCTTGGCATATTCTTCTCAAACTACGTTGTGATTAAGGATTGCAGACATGAAGCCTTGCAAGAATCTAATCCAATGCAGATAGGCGTTAAACGAGACGACGGCTTCTGGTCGGGGCTCAAACGTTATCAGCCCAGTGGTTGCAGACCAAGTGGCATTGGTAATCAGGTCTCCGTTAACTCTGAACCTTGCCGCGATCTGTGAGGTCTCAATGTCCAGGATTTCCCTGGTGTCGTCTACTATGTTCTCTGGTTCCAGGCTGACAACGACCCCTTGGCAAAATCCAACCCACTCTGCAATAGCTGAAAGGCTGAGTCTTATATCCTCTTCTGTGGCAACGAAGGCCGGAGACAGGGGATATATTTTGAAGGTCTTGTCGGCCAGCATTTCATAGCTTGTTAACTCAGTAACGCCGTCAAAGATGAGAAACTTGGTGTTAAAAACGTTAAAGTCTTTAATGTTGGACGACAAATGCAATTGCGAGATGTCTTGATTGGCTATTATCTCAAGCCGGAAAGTCAACATCAGTAAGACCCCTGTCCTGCCTCGCTCACGCCTGCTTGACTTTCGTTCGGTGCGTATCCTGCTGTTGCGTCGGAGAACTTCTGTGATTCACTCTCAACTTGCTGCTCGGTACTCATTGCCTTCGGAGCTGCGTGCTGAGAAATCATGCCTTGCTGAATCTGTTGCATGGCCATCATGTGGCCCTGCTCGTGTTGCTGGATCGCCATGAGAGCCGCTTGCTTGATCTCGTCTGGTAGAACTCCGCCGATAGGAGATTGCTTCGCCTTCTGTAAGTCTTGAAGGTGTTGCTGATGGTTGTCCCACATGTTGACAGGGACAGGCTGTCCAGCCAGAAGCGTAAGGTTCTCTTCGTCCTGTGTTAACGTGCTAGCAGGTCTCTCGAACACGATGTCGGGAGGCAGGTCGATTAGTTGAGCGTAGCTTGATGCTAACTCGTACTGATCGACAAACGGGCTCTGTCCGAACATCTGCGTGAACTGCGCTATGTTCGGGAGCTTCACTGATTTGTTCATCAGGTTCTGAGCGGCAACAGGAACGAAGTCGAATTGCTTGTAAATCTCAACCGGGTCAACCTTCACCATCGGCTCTTGTCCGGTTATGCGAACTTCAATAGGTTCGTTGTCGGCTATGAACTGTTGCCAGAGCACAACGTTCATATCGAGAATCTGTTTAAGCACCCTCTGCTCAAGGTTCTTTATAAGGTCTTTGAACCTGAAACCCATTTGGTCAATGACCTGTTGGATTCCGGCGGCAGTCCTGTTAGATCGCGCGCTACCTTGCCCTCGGGCGTAGAAGTCATCCATTCCGGACGAAAGAGCAATCATCGACTTGATTAGGTCGAGGATGCCGTAGTCTCCAGGGGCGGGAACGAAGGAGGGAAGAGGGTTAACTGCCTTGGTAGCGTCTCCGTAGACGCCTACCAGTCCTCCGGGTACGTTGAAATTGTTCAGGTCGTTCAGGTCGATGTCTGCATCTCGGCTGTAGACATAGCGCCGGTTGATGCCCTGATTCCAGTTGTCGATAATCATATTGACCATCGTGTTCAAGGTTTCTTGAAGACGCTGGTTGGGTTCTACAACTCCGATGCCGTAAACCTGATTCGGGAGCCGCGTGTAGCTGTCTCCAACGAAAGGCTTTCGACCGTGTAGGAAGGGGTTCTCTTCCTCGCGTAGTATGTGCTGACCTACGTGCTTAGTTCCCTTATACTCCGACTGCGAAGAACCGCGATAGCTATGCATCTCGTCGATGTTAGACTGAGCTTCCTCTCCGTCACTGCAAGTCATCACGCACACCTTGACATCAGTCCAATACTCCAAGATACGAACTAGGTCTGAGTCTCGATACTCGCCAAGATCGTCAAGTACGGAGGCAACACCTTCGGGTAAGAAGATAGGGTCTTCTCCTTCGCTGTTAGCACGCAGTTCCGAGACCTTGATTTCCGTCTCGTGAATCACATAGCGAGCATTGTCGATGCAGGTAGCAGCCGGGTCGATGAAGATGTTGAAGGGCGAGATAACTTCAAAGCCGGGGAAGTTGTCTTCGACTTCCTGAGACTCGGGGATAACAAGATCGGTCTGGATTCCCTCGATAACTTGCTTGTTGAACTTAACGACTTTCTTCTTGTTCCTAGACCAGTCAACCTTTGCTACGGCGAAGCCAAAGATGGCCCACAGCTTGAGGAAGTCGTGAATCTTGTCGATGATGAAGCTCTTGTCAAAGCCGTACTGCAAGAGCTTGTACATCTTATCTGCTTCTTTTCTGTCCTTGCCGTCGAAGCCAGTGACATCAAACCAATCGTTGCTGGGAATGATGATGTCAGCAATACGAGCAACCACTCCTTCTACGTTCGAGAATGCGTAAGGCACGAAAACAGAGCTTCTCTTAGTCTGGCCGTCAGGGAAATAGCGCGGCTCCGAAGCCGACAAATATTGGCGGTACGCCTCAAGCCAACCGTTCTCGTACTCTGACTTGAAGGACTTGGCAGACTTGTAGTCCTTCAGTATTTGGTCTTTAATTTCCACGGATTGTCTTTCTGCTGAGGATTGCTACCTTAGGAATAGTTATCACGCCGTAGAGCGTTTCGTTCTCCATGACGCTGCAAGCCACACTGATGGAAGTCTTGTCTTCTGAGATAAGCCAACCAACCGTTTCGCAGGTAAGCTCTTTCAGGTTAAGCTCGCCCTCTCGGTGCCAGCCGCTGTCTGACGGGGCGCAGCTATCGACCCATGTGAGTCTCAGAAGTTTTCTAGTCATCAAGGAGGGTTTGGTCGTCTTCTTGATATTCTGCGAGAGCGTCAAAGATGTCGTCCCATCCGGTAAGGCGGGAGATGCGGGACTTACGTGTAGCTGGTGAGTCTTGGTTGCGGTGCCGCTCGGTGATACTGCTTACTTCGGGGTTGTCTGGCACAGGCGTAGCCGATGCAGTCGCACATGTCATCATCTACCTCCACCGGCTTTCCTTTGGGCTCCCCCTTCTTAGCCCCACTAGTGAACACGTCCTGTCTATAGCGAGACATTTGGTGTCGAAGTGTTAACAGCGTGTCGAAAATCTGAAGCTTGGGATGGCGAGAGTTCTTGTCCTTCGTGGCTCTAAGATATTCGTTGACCTTCGCTACTCGGAAGTCAACGTCAGGTATTCCGTCAACAGTGAAGAGCCCGTTCTCTCGGTAGATTTGCGCGATTGTTCGGTGACTCTCAGCGTTCTTCTGGTTCCCGCCTTTTGGATCAATAAGAGTGAAGTCGATGTGCTCACCGGCAGACTCAGACATAGCCGTGATTGCTTTCGCGTGGTCGCTGGCAATTCCCTGCTGGGAATACTCTCGGAAGATAGTTAGGTTATTGAACCAATCAACAGCGCCCCAGATGCAGGCGGTTGCCTTAGCTGGATGCGGGTCAATCACTCGGAAGTGGAGCCAGTCTTTAGGAATCTGATACGGCTTGATGAAGTGGGCTCCAGGGTCAAGCTCGTAGTAGCAGAGACCTAGAGCCTGGTAGAAATCCCCGTAGAGCCGAGCCCTGCCTTCGGGTCGGCCACTCCACTTTTCGACCGCCGCTTCGACTTCGGCTTTGGGAAGGTGGGGGTTATCAAAAATAGAGAAAGTTGTGAAGGTGACGGCTCTGTCACCAGCCATGCAGCGTTCAAAGAGGTCATAAAGCCAAGTAATCGTTCCGACTTTGCCCTCTTCTCCGATAGGTGTGCATGTAATGATGATATGTCCAGAGCAATCAATGGTGCGCTGGTAGCACTCATCGTGTACCTCTTCTGGTATCTCTTCGTCTTCCCATATCAAGTCAATGCTGGCACCCTGAAACTTAGTGCGGCCCGACTCAGCGGACTTGCAGCGGAGTACGCTCGTGTGTCCTCTGGCGTCTGTGTACTCAACAACCTTCTCGTAGTCTCTCCAAACCAGTCCAGTGCCAGTTCCCTTAGGGAGAAACATCTTCAACTTCGGCCAGATAACTGACTTTATGCCTGCCTCAAAATCAACTCCTACTGCCCAGATCGTGCGGCCCCTGTCTTCTGGAACCGGAATGTCTTTAATCTCGTCCCACAGATCGGAGCCGATGAAGTAGTCTTTTCCGAGAAGGTAGACACAAGCGACTAACGCGCCTATGTGAGTTTTTCCAGTTCTGTTGCCACCCTTCGCTACAGAAGTCTTTATGTCAGGCCTGACGGTCTTTAGAAACACGGCCTGCTTGTCAGTGCATTTGTAGAAGCGAAGAGGATGCTGCCTTACCTGCTTGAGTAGCGGCTGAGCAAACTCTTTAATTGATTCCCAGAGCTTAACCCTTCCAACTCCGTCCAGGGTGTCAGCCCGAACATTTGTTATTTCACATAGGTCAAGAACGTCTTGCAAATCCATAGTCAGGAGTTTTCAAGTGGATGTTGCGAGGCTTCGTGCTCGGAGAGCTTCTGATTAAGGTAGCCTACAGATCTGCCCAACCTGTCAATATCTGCGCGGGTGTAATCGGTAGGCGGGATAGATGTTGCGGCCATCGCTAGCGTCTTTATAAGGTCGGAGAGCTTGACGGCTGCTGGGATGGAGATGAGCATTGGGGTGAAGTTCGCTAATCTTCTTCTCCGCTCGGGGGAGCGGTGTCCTTTGACGCTTTAGACGAACCCCGAACTCTTTACTTAACTCTTTACTTAACTCTTTACCTAACTCTTTACTTAACTCTTTACTTAACTCTTTACTTAACTCTTTACTTAACAGAAGATCCGAGTGGAGCTTTAAGGATGATGTTAACTGCGACGGGGTTTGTTGCAGCGCTGAGTGTTCTATTCGGTGCCACGCCCTTGTAAGATTTGACGCGGTAGAACGCAGGCGTCGAGCCAGCGATAACGGTCATCTTCCTAATCGTCTTCGCTGCGATGCCAACTTCGGATAGGTTCACCGTAAAGGCGATGTCATCGGCCTTCTCCGCAACAAAGCCATCAATTCCGCTCTCGGCTGTAACTGGGAAATCCCAAGCAATCTCTACAGAGTCGCCGGGTGACTTGTCGGCTTCGAGTCCTGAGAAGGCTGGGACTGCGAACGACAGCACGAGAAACAGGACGAAGAGTCTTTTCATTAGGGCCTCTTTGCGTTCAGTGCAAACATGTCAATTAACCACTGGAGCCACTTGCCGATCTTGCTGGCAGGGCTCTTAGGAAACAGCTTAGCCACAAGGCTTGAGAT